AACATCAGGACTTAATACTGGTGTAGCCGATGGCACAATTAGGTCATATATGCCACAAAACTGTTGGATTGGGCCGAGTGATTCGCTAAGACTCGTATTTACTGAGGGTTCGGGTTCTTTTACTATGACGTATGGTTATAGCTTTACAACTATTACAGAAACTTGATGGGATAAATTATGTTTGTAATTTTTTACGATAAACAATCTTCAGAAGTTTTGGGGTTTCGTCATGATCTCTCTACAAATCCTTTAACAGCAATTGAAGTTTTTGCACGATATTTAAATGATGAAAACAAAAGCCAAGCTAACACTAGCCATGCTGAAATTACATTTCAAAATTTACAATTTGATAAAAGTAAATACTTATACAACAAAGTGAATAACATAATTAATTTGAACCCTGACTATATTGAACCGATACCACAAGAAAGTACACCATGAATTTACAACTGCCAATTGAAACAGCAAACCAAATTTTGGCTTATTTAGCTACGCGACCTTATCAAGAAGTTTTCCAATTTATTCATGCGATGCAAAATGCGGCAACATCAAAGCCAACATTGCCAATTGAAAAAACAGTTGAATAGATTTTGTACATTTATCAAAACTACCTTTTAGGCGTTTATGAACGAAGTAGAAGCAAGGCTAAACAGCCACGAAGAAATTTGCACCCTACGGTATGAAATGCTTTGTGCGCGTATCAAACGCTTAGAAGGTATTTTGATTAAGGCTTGCGGCGCAATGTTGCTTGGCATGACCGGCGTTATCTATTCATCGCTAACGCTTTTAAAGTAAAAGTGAGGCTAGGAATGGTCACGGCTAAAAAGACAGCACCAAAGGCCATTAAAGCCCCTGCAAAGGTAGCGCCGGTTAAACGTGCTACTGCCAAAACGCAAGTCAATGTAACGGTAGCGCCGCCGGTTGCCGCATCCCCTGCCCCATCAGCGCCTAAGAAAGACGATTCAGCATTGGGCAAAGTAATCGGCCTTATCGAATGGGTAGATAACCCGTTTAAGTTATTTACGGTCATTTTGTTGTCGGCCCTGTTCTTTGCCGGTTACTTTGCTTGGGATAGCCGCCAAGTAATCTTGCACGCAATCACCACGCAAGACAAAATGCCGCAACTTGCAAAGCAAGAAGATTTAATACCGCCCGCCAAGTCATTGCTAAAAGATGTTGACGGTTTAGTGCTACTGGTTCACAAAGCAAACTTAGCAAGCAATTCGCGCACGACTGTATTGGCATTAAATGCTGACGGTACGCGAGAAAAGGCAATAGAAGGCACGGTTACATCCCTGTTTAACGCATCTGCTGACCGTAATTCTGCAATGGTTGCAATGCTTAACGGCGAAATACTTTGCGAAGAATTTAACCCGTCAAGCAAAGTTGGCGAATGGGGCGTTAAGCAAGGCGTAAAGTTTATGTGCCGCGGTAGCATCCCGCCGGACATGGGCAAGTTTGCCGGATACGTTGCCATCGGTTTTAAAGACAAAGTAGAAGATATTGCCGCGCTTAAAACACGCATCAACCTAGCCGCTACGGACATGGCCGATGAATGAAGTGGCTCATACTTTTATTTGTATTGGTGATTGCCGGTGCGGTCGCCAAAGATGGATGTCATGTGCGCGAGTTTTACGGCATCGGCTACACGGTACATGACCCAACAGAACGCTATTTAAAAATGATGGCGTGGTTAAAGACAAACGCGCCGTACTGCAAGCAAGCTGATTATGTATTGATGTTTAACAATTTGGCGCATTGGGCGGGTACTGCCGACAACTTAACTTTGCGCGAGGCAATTATCAAAGGATATTCGAAGGCCAAGCAATGATTATTTTAGACAAATGGTATCCCGTTGTGATGCCTAAAAATGAAATCAGAAGTATTGCCTTTGAAAAAGCCGTGGAAAAAGCGCAAGAACAATACAGGCAAGCACTTAACGCGCACAAAGTGTCGTTAGAGAAATACGAATATGACGTTGAACTTTATAACAAACGCGCACGGGTAAACACAATCGAATTAGAAATGTTTAGCGACCGTAGGCGATTTCAAATCTTTGTATAAGGATAATCATGGCAGATTTTTTACCCGCATTTGAATTGATGTTGAAAGATGAAGGCGGCTACAAATTGCACGATGTAGAGGGCGATACCGGCGGCATGACCTACGCGGGCATTGCACGCAATAAAAACCCGCACTGGAAAGGTTGGCCCTACATTGACAGCAAAGAAACAGGCGGGCCGTTAACAGGCTTAGTGCGCGACTTCTACAAGCAAGAATTTTGGGACAAGATGCGCGGCGATGAAATACGCGAACAGGACATTGCTAACAGCATATTTAACTTTGGCGTAAACGCGGGCATGGGCATGGCAGTTAAGTTAGCCCAACTGGTTGTTAACGCTACACCCGATGGCGGCATTGGCCCTAAAACTGTTGAACTGCTAAACCAACAAAACGCAAGCGATTTCCGCAAATCCTACGCGCTAACAAAGATTGCTAGGTACGCTGAAATCTGCAACAAGAACCGCACCCAATCAAAGTTTTTATTGGGTTGGATTAACCGAACAATGGCGGGGTTGAAATGAATTTACTAAACATAGGTAGCATCATCGAATCGGTCGGCAAGGTTGCGGGCGACTTAATCACAACCGACAAAGAACGGTTGGAGATGGAAATAGAAAACCGCAAGCTAGATTTAGAAGAAAAGCGATTAGACCAAGCGGGCGACATGGCGCAGATTAGCGTCAACAAAGAAGAAGCTAAGAACCAAAACTTGTTTGTAAGTGGTTGGCGACCCGCGGTAGGTTGGATTGGTGCAACCGCCCTAGCCTATCAATTTCTTGCCTACCCTTTGCTTGGTTGGTTTTGGAAATGGGGTCAGGCAACCGGTTTAGTGCCGCCTGAACTATCGCCCCCGCCTTTACTTGATGCCGAACAACTTTGGGTTATGTTGTCGGGCATCTTGGGCATTGCGGGTATGCGTAGCTTTGAAAAGTCAAAAGGGGTTGCTACTAAGTAGCCGCGCCAAGCGCACGAATACGCTGTTGGTATGCTTGTGTATGCCTAGCCCTAACAACGGTGTCAATGGCCTTTAACATAGGTTCGTTGGCCTCTTTAAGTTCACGCAACAATGTCATGCGTTCCCGTGCCGGACGCGCACCGGCTTGCGCTGTCTTTTCGGCAATGTTTTCGTAACCATCTTGCCAAGCCTCTAACGACTCAAAGTATGCGTGCGGCGTATCTTTGTTTGGCACGAACAAGGGAAATTGCGTGGCAACTATTTCGGGTTGACTTTCTACAACGTCCGGTTCTACAACTTCATCATCTTGCCGGAACGCTTCTTCTATGACCATCGGGTCAATTGTTTGTTCGGGTATGACAACCTTGCTAGGCGCAACCAAATCAAGCGGGTTAGCGGGTTTGGCAACTGGTGCGGGTAATTGACTTTCTACGAAATCTTGCGCTTCTTCACTTGTAATTAAGCCGCGCAGAACATCGGGAAACGCATCGCGCAAAGCAAAGCCACGCGCACGCATTTGCATCATGCGCTTGGGGTACATCGACCACGGGCCTTGTTTGCCCCACAAGCCCGCCCGCCTTGCGTCATCGATGCCAAACTTAACCGTCACGGCCTTGCGCCCTTTGCGCCGCGCTACGCAAACAGCTACAGGGTTTGGCGTTCCCTCGGCCTCGAAATATTCTTCTACATCTTCACAAACGCTAGAGGCTTGCACAAGGGCCATTGCCGCATCGCCGTAGATGCTAGGTTTACCATTGATGACCGCTATGTTTTGCAAGGCTTGCAAGGGCGCTAAACCGATTTCACAACCCCATTGCACGCAAACTAAAACATCTTCAGGCTTGCCTTGAAACTGTTTAGGAATCATTGACGAACTTGCCAACATTTCGCTAAAGGAAATGGCCTCTGACAGCGTGGTGGGGGCAAAGGATTTGTTAGTGCTTAACTGCATTGTCGGCCTCATCGTTATCTAATTCTTCTGAAATGGTTGCAATAACTAAAGTGGCGATGGCCTCGACCGCGGCTTCAGCTACTTCACGCGGCATTTCAGGCGATGCTTGCATCATTGTTTGAACCGCCATTTGGTAAGCGGCTTGAATTCTTGTTTGATTCATGCTGATAATTCCTTAATACTTATGTTTGATTGGCGTACTGAATATGCTTTGCGTGCGGGCATTAGTTTTTCCGGCGCATCTTTGTAATTTCGCATGGGCCAAGCAATAATCATTTGCCCTGCCCTTGCTTTTTCAGCATCACCAAGCATTTGCTTTAGCTTCATTTCTGCATCGTCAATCGCCGACTCGCAAGCCGCAATCACTAACTTTTTGTCTAAAATTGTTTGTGCCAATTCAATAGCTTTGCCATTTAGTTCTATTTCTTCTTTGTGCGCCGTTGGAAACAGGCGGTTTACTTCTGCGCTTGTTGTCGGTGCGTACCAATCTAGTTCGCCCGTTGCGCTGTACTTGTCTAACTTGCTTTGAAATTCAAGCACGGCCTTAGTAATGGCTTTTTGGGTTTCGTAATGAACCGCAAACAGGAACACGCGCAATTGCATACCCGAATACAGTACGCAAACAGCGCCCCATTGATGGCCTGTCACAAGCATTTGCCCTTGCAATTGAATTGGGCCGCGGGCAAGGTCGGGCGTATCTTCAGGGTAGGCTTTAGTTAGCTTGGCCTCTAAAACCCCCGTGCCGCGCAAAACAATGCTTTCTTGACCAACGACATAAATGCCCTTGGCAGGGTCGCTAACAATGGTTTGGCCCTCGCCCTCGCCTATCCCGTCCAATGAGCATTGAAGGGGCAAGCAAGCGTGCGTATAGGCTTGCCGTATGTCGGTGTCAAACATTTTGATGCCCAACCTTTTTGCTGACTCAGCCAAAATGACCGGCTCAAGGGTATTCCCCCACGACATCGCTTCATTGCCAATGTCGGGGCGTTCTAAACCATCAATGGCATTAAAGCTGTATTGAAGTTCATCATTGGGGCTTGAATATTTCGAGTAGCCCATCAAAGCGGGTAAGCGGCTTGCGCTCATCGACTTATCGTTTGTTAATTTTCCCGCCATTTTTAGGTGTCCTTAATCTGTGAGGGCGTAAACGCGAACAATGCGTGCGTGGGCTTCTTTGTGATTGGCCTCGCACATCCCAATTTTTTTAAATGCCTTAGTTCTGAACACCGCGCCAAGCACGCTAGGGTTTACCCCTGCCGGTACTTGTAGGTGTTTACGAACATCATTGATTGAAACTTCACCATTGCGTTTGGCTATCTGCATGGCAAGGGAACGGCAACTATTGAGAAAGTCAGCGTCCCTAACTTCAAACATATCTAGCTGTTGATCGCGTAATTGTTGGCCTAAAGTTGGGTTAAGCATGGGTAGCCTCTTTAGGTGTTTTAGCCCGCTTGACGGTGCTTTTGGCTTCTTCATTGGCAATAACTTCAGCCAAGGGCATCCAACCAAACTTGCGCCAAGTGCATTGAATGTCAGTAAGTGCCGCGGGTTTGTACTCGCATCCCTGCGCGAGTGATTTTGTCGGGAATGTGATTTTCTGCATTTTAGGAAAACAGAAAAACAGACAAACAAACAATCAGAATTGATGCCCCGAAGCCAAAAGCTACCCCTAGTTTTTCGACCCTAGTTTCGCTGTCTGACCGATGGTGCAAATTGGCTTGGCAATCTGCAAATACATCGTAAGATGTAATGCCTTGATATTGAAGCGTTTTAGGCTTTTCACGCCCTATTTGGGGACGCATTAAAGCTATGTTTTCTAGCTTTTTTTGTACATTTCCCAAACACCATTGGTAGTGTTTTTCGGTTTGATAAACACTATATACATCGTATAAAGTAGGAATTCTATAATCCTGTTTTGCAGATTTTCTAAAGCTAGAACCCGCTTTAACAAACCCCGACTGCATTATGTTTTTAAACACTTTTTGCCCCTTTTAGTTAAAAATACAAGTTAACGTGAATACTTAGTACAAAACCCCAACCCCAACTGACCCGAAAACGCTACCTATAGTGATGGCACATCATGCCATTTTTACCCCTGTAAAGGTCATTATTTACCTATAACCAATCGCTGTTTTCTTGACCGCAAAATTCACTACCTTTGCATCCTTTTTGGCTTCAGAAAGCGACCCTAACGACACATCGCTAAAGTCAATAACGGGCTTAGATTTAGCCGCCTTTCTATCCTGTTTCGCCCGTGCATCTGAAATATCTTTAGCCCGTTTGGTGCTAATACCTTTCATGGCATTTTCTAGGTCTAACTTCAATTGCTTTTGCATTAACTTTTCAGACCTTGCGTGTAGTGCTTCGGCGGCTAGCTTTTCTTTGGCCCTTAGTAAGAACGATTTGCTACTAACATATTTAAGTTGAAATTGCGAATCGGCAAACAACTGCCTAGCCAACATGACACGAATAATGGGGTCGCCCTCGACTTCATAGGCAAAATGCTGAACTTTCTGATTTAACTCAGAAATGATGACCGCGCACTTTTTTAGTTCTTCCAAACTGGTAATTCTGAAATCCAACCGGCAACCTACAGGCCGACCCGACTTCACCAAATACTCGCCCAACTTGTTTTCATCGCTTGGGAAAATCTGCGCCCAATTGACGATTTCTTTATAGTCCGGTTCATTTTTCATTGTTTTTCGTCTCCAAATACACTGTCAACTTTGGTACTACTCCATCAATAAATTCTCGAAAATAAAATTTATATTGAATTGACGTTTTACACACATTTGACACATTGATATACATACCGTTAAAAATCCCCATGTTGGTGCAGGGTTTTGTAATCAACATTTGACACAATGTTTGTTCCTATATAGGGAACATTTATAAGAACACTGTTCTTGTATAAAGAACATTTATTTAATCCGTTTCAGCAAATTTTTAACTTGCGTAGGCGACCAAGTATCAAAGCCGCGTGGTGTCAGTAGGCCATCTTTGGCAAAGGCCGCGGCAATATCACGCAAGGTACTGGCCTTAGATTTCTTAATGATTTGGCGCACCATTGGGGCAACCCTTTCGGCGAACGCATCGGCCTTGGCTACGTTGACCACGTTACCCGCCGCTGAACCGATTTCCGGTGTTCCTGACCCTAACTTAACGCCCTGCTTCTTTAGCTTGGCTAACGCGGCTTTAGTGCGTTCCCCAATGCGTTCTGCTTCCCAATGTGCGAACACTTGACGCATCTTTAACATTTCCCGCGTGGCTACCGGTAAGTCAACGCAAATGAAATTGACTTTTGGTTCATCTAGCAACAAATCACTAAAAGCCATGTCGCGGTTTAGCTTGTCTAAAGATGCAATCAACAACTTTGCTTTTTGCTTCTTACAAACACCGATAGCCGAAACCAATGCCGGTCGGGTTTTCTTGTGCCTTACTTCATTCTCTATGAAGTCAGCTATGACTTTGCCGTTGTGTTTCTCAATAAACTCAATGACTTTTGTTTTTTGAGTGCCAAGTGAATTAGCAGTTTTATTTTTTTCAAATTGCCGGTAGTAAGCAACAAATGTTTTGTTAGTAAACATGGTGTTCTCTTATCTTGTATTGGTAGTGTTTAAACATTCAAAAAAGTATTGTCACGAACGGCATAAAAAACATCTTGCAATGCTATGTATTCGCCGTAAGCAACAACGCGGTCAAAATCGGTTCTGTCTTTAATTTGGTTTGTACCGTTGTCAGATACAAAGCCCCAAATCTTTTCCATCTTTGCAATTTGCGATTGCAATTCGTTTAGTAGGTTTTCTTTGCTAAAGCGAATCATGATGTTGTTACCCCTTTAGGTAGTTCTGAAAATTCAGCCAAAGTGACAATACGCATCACGCCTTTGTCAACCAAGTGCGTGTAGTTTTTTCTGACAACCCAACGAATTGCTTGCAATGATGTGCAGGGAATCGTTACGTCTTTCCATGTGTTATTGAATTCATCAAGATGCACAACAACGTGATCTTTTTTGCTAGATGATCTTTTCATTTGTTGCCTAAATTGATTGCTTGTGTACCGGCTTTTTCAGCTTCTTCACGGCTATTAAAAACTGCGCTAATAACAATGTTCTTTGGGCCACGGGCGTAAACCCAACCGCCAAGTTTTTTGTTTTCAACAATGCGAATTAACCATTCGCTTTGGCTTGCTTTACGGGGCTTTTTGTTTCTATGCAAGATTTCGGGGCTAGGTATCATTTAAAAATCCTTTGGCATAAACAGCCGGTTGTTTTGTACACAGCCCAATTGTATATCAGGTGTATATCGTTTGTACAATCTTTTTTAAATATATTTTTGCAGGGCCTAATTAGGCTTTCGCCCAATAGCCGTAAACCATCCGATGCGTGCAATCAAAGATGTCATTGGCAACCCCATCAATGACCGCCACAAAGTGATGCGCCTGATGCGCTATGACCACGCCCCTAGGCATATCAGAACAACGCGCCTTGCGCCCGTCAAACTTAGGTGCTGACTTCCAAACCCAACCGTGTTTTTTAAGAACGTCTGTATAGATGTCTTTGCCGATGCCGTTACGCGCTGACTTTGCTTTGCCAACATTTGCATTGGCTTGCGCTAATTCTTTATAAACAGCTTGGTAGTCAAGGCCCAACGCAATAGCCATTGCCCTAGCACCACAATCACCGGCAGTACCTTTGTACCCTGCCGCTTTGCGACCGCCATCATTAAATAAGTATTTCATAAAAACCCTTTCGGCATAAACAGCCTTTGTTTGTACAAGACCCAATTGTATATCACTTATTTGGGATTTGTACAGTAATTTAAAAATATATTTTGGGGGGTCTAAGCCCCCTACCCTTATTTACTGACTTTGACTAATGGTTGACCGTGATATTTGTCTGCAATTTCGGTCATTGTCTTAATAAAATCTTGACCCATTTTTGCGCGGTTGCGGCAAGCCCATTCCATGCGGGTGCGGGCTTCATATTGAAGGCGCAAAGAAGCTTGCTCAAATGGGATTTCTTCACGTTTGTGTGTCAATGCAAATTTAGGTGTAATTTCTTCTGACTTGTATTTGTCTGCGGTCGCAAGCAATTCAGGAATTTCTGCGCTAATTTCAGCAATGATTTTGTCAGTTTGAACACGGCTAACTTGCACAGGCAAATAGTTTCTGCCGGAACAAACACCGGAGAACCAACCTTGCTTGACCGTGTAACCGTGCTTGGACATCATGCCGTTAACAACAGCTTGTTCACGACCGCAACATTGGCAGTTACCGCGGGTTTGTGTTTGAGTAGCTTTCATATATTTCCTTTTGGCGTTAACAGCCTGTCTGTGTATATGTCCCAATTGTATATCACTTTGTACGTTTGTATATAGCCCAAAGGGTTCATTTGACTAGGATATACCCTTGGTTTTAAAAATAATTTTCACATTGTTGTATTTGTACAATCCCCAAATGCTACATTTGTTCTATATCTTTTTGAAATACACCAATGAAACAAGCTAAAACCAAACCGTTCCTTATGCGCCTTAAACCTGAGACAAAGCATTTGCTTGTAAGGGCTAAAGAAGACCAAAGGCGGTCAATTTCAAGCCTGATTGACGAATCAGTACGGGTGCAATTGGGCTACCGTTACAGCGGCCTAGAGGCCATTAAAACTGATGAAAAAGTGGTCGAAGCATGAGCAACAAAGTAGTGTTTGTTTTGCTTGTCATTTTTAACTTTGCTTGTTGGGCAATGGTCATTTACTTTATTAGTTTAGGCATGAAATGAACACTACGCCGCCCTGCCCTGTTGGGCTTTACGAATACAACTGCACGCTATGCGATGTTGCTTTAGTTTGCTATTTAGAATACTTCCCGCCTGAACGCGGCTCTAGCGATTCGATGGGTGCGCCCTACGAAGATGACCGCGATGAATCGGTTGATTTAATTAACGTCTATGTTGATGGCACAGATGTTGACATTGTGGCAATCATGGCGGCGGTGTTCATGGACGATATAGAACGCATGGCCCTTGCTGATTTTAAGGCGTACAAATGACGCATACACAAGCTACACGGTTGCTTGACTTAGTGCGGTTGAATAAGGGTGCTGACTTGCCTGATGACGTTATTAGCGAAGCCTTGTACATGACGGGTGACGGGCCTTTAATAACTGAACTGCCAAACCCTGCAATGGAAGCGTTCATACAAGCAATGCGTGAGGCGGGCCAACTGTGAGGTACGCCGCACGGGTAGATGCAAATCAAGATGCCATCGTATCGGCATTACGCGCCGCGGGCGCATACGTTTGGATTGTTGGTTTGCCTGTTGACCTTTTGGTCGGCTACAGGAATCACACTTACTTAGTAGAAATTAAAACAGATGCCAAACAGCGTTTGACAGCGTTACAGGCCGACTTTTTCGACAACTGGAAAGGCGGCACGTTAGCGCGAGTTGATAGCCCCGAATCAGCCTTGCGAATGTTAAAGGTAATCGCATGAGTTTTGCATCACATCAGATTGCGTTAAAGGGTAGCGCAATAAACACTAACGCATACAAGCTATGCCATTTTTGCGAAGAAAAGAAGCCCCCTGAAGGCGGCGTACAACTTAGCCCGCGCCGGTGGCTATGCGCCGTTTGTTGGGTCGATAAAACAAGAAAACAACCTAAAAAATGATTGCCCATCACAAAAAGATACGCGAATTGCTGACCGGTAGCGATGGATACACGGTTAAAGAAATCATGCTTGTTTTAGGCGTTGACAGGCGCGTGCTAATACGCTCTATGCAATCAATGCCTGATGTGTACATCGATAGATGGCGCGGGCCTGTACGCGGTCAATACGCCGCGGTTTGGTGCGTAGCCGCTGTACCTAACGATTGTCCTAAACCCAAGTGATTAAAAAGCAATGGAAACCGCACTATCACAAGCATTTAGGGACGCTACCCGAAAGGCGAACGCTAGAAATGGCGGTAGCACGGGAACTGCTGACAACGTGGGAAATCACAAAGAACCGCGAGTTGATAGAGAAACATCTAGGCGCACTCGACAAACTTTATGGCGCAAACGCGCATTTGAGGGTGCGAGAGTACATGAAGGAAATAAAGCGAAATGAACGATAAGCGGCTTATGTACGAAACGCCTGAAAGCCTTGCTAAAGAACTTGCTACAGCTAACAAGGTTGCAAGCCTTTGGAACTGTACGCCGTTTAAATTGCCTATCAAGTACGGGCTAGATTTTGCGTTTATCAAAGCTAACAACATCGTTGCATTTATTGAATTAAAGAGTATCGGATTCACGATGCAATCCATTAAAAACTTTGGTGGTTACAAACTTAGCTTGCACAAATGGAATGCGGCAAAAGCAATATGTGAAACAACTGGCAAACCCTTTTGCTTAATTGTTGAAACATCTGACAGCAAGATTTGGTACAACGAACATACAAGTTTTGGAATAATGCCCGTGGAAATTGGCGGTAGAGGTGATAGAGATGATTGGCAAGATTTTGAACCTTGGGTAATTTTAAGCGTGTATAACTTTAATCAAATAATATAATGACAAAATATAAGAAGACAAATTTTATTATGTTGCCTACACGGGCGGCTAAAGATAATAATTTAAGTAATGGTGCATTAAGCGTGCTTGTATTACTTTGCAGTTATTGCGATAAAGATAGCACAACATGGGTTAGTCAAAAGACATTAGCCGAAGACATGGACGTTACACGCCAAGCCATTACTAAACAGATTATGCAATTGCGTAAACTTGGTTATGTGCAAACAATTAAAAAAGGCCATCGCAATGTTCACAGCAATACCTTGCAAGTTATCTTTGATACCGTTGAACAACCTACTGTTAATGAACTAGATGTAAGCGGCATTGATGTAGATGCCCAAAGCAAGGTCATGGCAATGGTAAACACGGCGTTTAACAGGCCGACATTACTGCATAGCGTGCCAATTGCGCGAAGCGAAAGCCCGACAGTAAAAGCCATGAAAGAACAAATCAAAATGAAGCAATTTAAGAGTTCATAGGCAACCCACAGGTTGCCAACTAACGCAAGTCATAGGCAACCGCATAGGCAACCCACAGGTTGCCCTAAACTAGAAGGGAACTATATAAGGTTAACTCTTTAATCACTTTTTAATTACTATAAGGTTAACCTTATGTTTACTACGCAAAACCCAAAATCACAGAAATTGCCGCAATGGGTTTCGCAGAACTAGAAATTTAGAAATAATTTAAACATGAACAGCCGACCAACCGTCAAAACAAGCAATGCCGCAACAAGCCCTGCAAAGCCGCCTACAGGCGTTTTAAATTTAGGGGTAGCCACAGGGGTAGCTTGTACAGTTCCCAAAAGGTTCTACAGCGTTTTAAACGATTGATACACAAACAAGTTTTTTAACCAAAGGAGATAGCAATGGCATACGAAGTAAGGGCCGGTCAAGGGTCAGCATTTGTGAACCGCAACAAAACAGAAGCATGGCACGCCGACTACCAAGGCGAAATCATGTTGCCTGATGGCACGCTACATTATCTTGATGTTAAGCACGGTTTAACTAAGGCCGGTGATAATTGGTTTGCTGTCAAAATAGGTAAAGAGAAAATAGCTAAAGCACAGGCAGATAATCCTTATGTACAGGATAATAAGCCTACATTAAAGGCCGTTGCTAAACCATCGTTTGCTAATAATGATGACGATGTACCGTTTTAATATATATGCCATCAGTTCCCAATAATGTTAAATGCTCAATGCTTGGGTGTAATAACCCACGCACTAAGCTAAATACATTATGTTTAAATCATGGTGGTATAGATAATATGCCTACCCGTGAAACAGATAGCGCATATCAAACACCAATGTGGCGAACGATGCGAATGGCTCAGTTAAGTAAACAGCCATTATGTGCGGGTTGTTTATCTCGCAACATCGTGGCATCTGCCAAGCACGTTGACCATTTGTTTGCGTGGAAACATATAGGCGGTCATGCGTTTGCACGCAACATCATGCAAAGCCTTTGCCAATCATGTCATAGCGCCAAGTCAGGGCTTGAGAAACAAGGGGTGTACAGGCACTACACGCAAGATGGCGTAAAGGACTACAGCAAGCACGATTACGCTTATCTAATGGCTCAGTACAATGCCCAAACCTAACGTAATTTCACAATGTGTACACAAATTGAAATAATGGGCAAAATAGGCCAAAAATGGGGCAAAAACAGCGTTTTTTGGGGTGAAAACTTAAATATTTTGGGTTTGGCTAAAAG